ATACCTAACGGATCTGATACACCGAATGAATAACGCTCACGAGACTTGTAACGTACGTTACCAGTATCAAAGTCTCCGTCCATTGAGTTCTGTAAAGGAACACGAACGAAGTGCTTTAAGCCATTTGGAACATCAGTAGTTAAGAACCAAGCATTGGTTGCTGTCAAGAAGTGGTTAATTGTATAACCTTCTGGAATAGAACCATTGTTCTTAATTGCGTTGATATCGTTGTTGTTTGTACCAACACGTAGTTCTGTTTCTAACAAACGTGTAGCAACGAATTGCAATGCAGGTGGAACAACAAGCTTCTTAGGTCTAGCAGCGATCAAGAGTCCACGTTCATCAGTCCATGCAGCGATCTGAATAACAGCATTTTCCAATGCAGTTTCGTTCAAGTCAGCAGGAGTTGATGGAGTGTTAGCGTTAACGCCACCAGAAATCAAAGGATGCTGTGTAGAGAATAAAGGTTGTCCGTCACCGTATGTTACTTGGCCGTTGAAACCGTTGTTCAATACCGCAGCAGCTTTAACTTGCTTGGTATATGCCATAGCACGAGCTAAGCCCTTTGTATAACGTGCAGACAATGAGTCATACAAGTTATCTTCGATTGCCTCTTCTGTTAAAGAGAAACCGAGAGCGATAGTCTCATGGTTATAGCGAGCTGTCCATGCTTCTTGTGCATTGTCATACGCGATGGCTTGGCCTTCGTTTTTGACTGGTGCAGCTGAGAAACCAGACAGTTTTGTTTCTTCTTCAAAAGAACGCTCAGAAGTCTCTGTTTCATAGATTTCTTTGTGTTCTTCACCATAGCGAGCGTACTCCAATCCAAACAAGGCGTTAAGACCGGGTAGGAGCTCTTTAAGTAGTTGTGCGCGAGAAATAGCCATTTAAATGCTCCTTAATTAAACGCCAGTTGCATTGAAATAACTATGATAACCGAAGTTCCATGTTACTAATGCTTCTGGATAGCCAGTGAAAGAAAACTGCGCAGCTGTTGCTTGAGCAGTCGCTACTGCGTTGTTAATAGTAACAGACGTTCCTGAAACCGCTGTTACGTATGTATTTGATCCAGCAGTGATGCCAGGACCAGAAACAGCCATACCAGGGGTAATTGCACTATTAGCAGCAGATAGAGTAATAGTTGTGCTTGAGCTTGTGGCGTTAGCAGCAACAGTTACAGCAGACTCTTTAACTAACTGAACAATACGGAACGGTGCAGAACTAGTAAGCGGTGTTGATACAGTAGCAGATGCAGAAACTGCAATACCTGCTAAAGAATCACCAGTTGTGGTAGAACCAGTATTACCAGCAGCGTTACCAATGTAATAAGCATTAGATCCGACAAAAGCTGGGTTAATATACTGGATTGTAGTAGAACCACCAGTACCAGCTGGGTTAACAACAACCGCAGTTTGGAATACAGCTTGTGGATCGTCAACTACATAACCGATCGCATCAGGAGCGCTTGTAGAAGCATTCCAGAATTGATAACGGTTTTTACCATAGATTGGTCCGCCAGTTGTTGAGTACTCAGCACCAACGAAGATACCAATAGTACCTGCAACTGCAGATGAAGCGTTATATGCTAATGTTGAGGTAACTAAGTTACCGATATTTGCGCCAGTACCAATCTGAACAATGTCGCCATTGAACAAACTAGTGCTATAACCGTTAGTGATAGGGAACATGCGAGTAGAGCCCGCAAATACACGACCACCAATTAGGTTAACTGGCTTTAGTCCGTAAGGACTTGATACTGTAGGATAAGCCATTTAAATCTCCTAAAAAATTGTTAAGAACCACCATTACCAAAAGTTACGCTAGATTTTCTCTCCATAAAGATTGGCATTCTAGAATCACTTTGGCGCATCAAATTATTATCTACAGCATCCGCTTGAGCAGCCGTCTGACCTTGTTCATAAGCCATACGTTGTTCTACAATTTCTTCAGGGATTTTGCAGAGTAATAATCCGCCTATCTCGATATTGTCTTTATATTGACCTTCACGAGAGGCTAACAGTCTGTATTGCGGTTGTTCGTCTACATGCACCGGTTCCCAACCCTCACGAAATTTCGCAGAAATATTGCGGGGATCAGCAGCGTTTAACATTGATACACGAATCCAGCGATAGGCATAACCAGCCTGTTTATCAGGCTCAGGGAGAAGTTCAGGAGGCATCCACTGTTTAGGACGCTCTTTTAATTCACGGTTTTCCATCTCACGTTGTAATCTATTTGTTGCCATTTTTAGGCCTCCAATTTAACAAATTCACGGGCATATTGCTCGGGGGTTAAGCCAAGCTTTTTTGCGATAGCTTGAGCTGATTTAGTAAGTACGATTCTTTTAGACGCGGTACTTCTTTTTGCTGGCGCTACTACCGTGCTTAGTTTTGACGTACGTTGAGGTTTTTCCTCATCGTTTTTTGCTGCTTCACCAAACTCATCCGGAAATCTGGTTTTCATTTCATTGTCAATACGCTTGTAGTATTCGTCTGTACCAACGAAACCCATTCCGTATTTGTTTTGCAATTCTTCATGGTATGTCTCAGCGTATACTTTCATCCGTTTTTTAGTCGGATCAACAAACCACTGATTCCGTGACACCCACTCAGCTAATTTAGGGTCCATTTGGGGCTGAACTTGCTGAGGAATATATTGCTGTGATTGTATTTTTACATCATTTTGAGTATTTTGTACAGTATTTTTAAACTTTTTAGCTTTATCAAGTTTTAACTGTGCTTTTACCATCGCTTCTTGTGCTTTTAAGAGCCTATCAGAGTCTCCAGAATCATAAGCATCTTTATAATCCTGTTTTGCCTTCTCTAACTCAGCTTTTGCGGCTGATTTATAGTTGGAATTTAACTCTTTTTCACCACTTTTCAGCATATTTTGTAGACGTTTATTTTCGTCTAAAATAGCCTGAGCAGCTCTTAAAGCCTCTTGTTGTTCACGTAAAGCAGCCTCTTTTGCTCTTCTTTCTTCATGCCAAGCCTTCTTGTATTGAGAAAACTTCTCTTTTACATTTTTAGAATAATCTTCGGACTCGTCTAAAGACTCAAGTTGATCTTTTACTTCTGCTTCCAAAGGCTTTCTATGACGGTCATCTTTAGGTGTATCGTCGACAATCTCAACTTCAACATCATCGCCTTCTTCTAAAGATATGTCTAGTTTGTCCTCTGTAGCTTCGTTTTCTACTTCATCGGGGAATTTGTAAGCTTCTGCCATATAACCTCCTAAACAAACTTACGTGTGATACCGCGAGGGTCTTGTACTACTGCCTCAACAGAATCATCATTAATAATGCGGAATTCTTTTCCATGTATAACTAGACGTGTGCCAGCGTTGGGTCTTGTCAAAACAAAATCCCCTTCTTTACAATACGCTCCAGATGGAAAACGCTCAGGGTCTTTATAACAATCAGGCCCCATCTTAACAACAAATAACACTGTAGTTAGTAACTCATCGTGTCGTCTTGTTATGTCTGATTTAAGAATACCATTATCGAAAGCTTCTTCAGTTTCTGGGATCGCGCACAGAATGCGATATCCTTTCGGTTCTGGAAGTTGTCTAGCCTTTTCTTCGGCTTGCTGCATTATTGCCCCTAAGTCTATTGCTCTACTTAAGTCTACATCCGTAAGATTACTCATCTGAGATCTCCAATTTTTGTTTAAGGTCTAACGCATAATTACGTGCGGTAAGTAGACCTTTAACTTCCCCGCATACTCTTCTATACTCTTCAAAAGTATCAATCCGTCCGTCTGCTAATGCCTCTTGAAGTTGTAAAACCTTTTCATCTAACTGACGTGCTAGATGATTTAATGCTGTATCAGCATCCATTATTTACTTTCCTTTTTGGGTTGTTTAGTTTGTGCTTCCGACTGCTTTGCTGCTAATTCTCTTTGTACATCCGTCTGCATTCTTGTTACTTCTTTCTGATGAGCATGTTGCTCACGAGTTTTACCTATATCAATAGCTAGTCTTGCACCATCAGTTTCCTGTTGGGTACGTTCTTTACTCTTAGCAAGCTGAGCTTGGATAGCCATCTTAGCTCCTTCAGTTTCTTGTTGAGCCGCAATTCTTTGCTGTTCAATCTGAAGTTGCAACTGTTTAATCTGGAAGTCTTGCTGATCTTTCTGAGCTTTTCTTTGTTGCTCTTGCATCTTAATCTGAACTTCTTGTTGCTGAAGCTGTATGATCGGATCTTGTGCTTGCTGCTGAGCCTGCTGTTGTTTAGCTGATTGCTGAGATTCTTGTAAGACTTGTTGAGCTGCTTGAGCCGCCATTCTGGAGATCTGAACCTCCATTTCTGGAGACATACCTTTCTCTTCTTCATCCTCATTTTCTGGAGGAGGTGGTAAGGCAACACCCATCTTATCTTCTATCTGTTTGCGGTACTCCATACCTAAATGCTCAAACACGTGGGCAGCAACAGCCGCTTGAATTTGCTGAGCTAGTTGTGGATTTGACTGCAACAACATACCTATATGTGGATCTTGCATCATAGATTGATGAGATGTTATATGAGCCTGATGATCTTGATAGAGGAAGGCTTTTACAGGTTTACCAGATAGTAAGTTTTGATTCTCAGTTATTGGGTCACGAGGCTTCATATCCTCTGGTAACGGTACCAATTTCTGATAGTTTTTGATTCCCAACACATCCAACATCTGACGATGTAGTATAGGTAGATCATAGAGCTGCGGTGCGGTCTGAGCGAGTTGTAGAGCTGCTTGATACTGTACAACCTTTTGCGCCATAGTTGCTGCGTTGGGATCGGAAACAGGAAGAACGTAGACCATATCGTAGTCTGACTTTTTAGCCATACGATCACCTTCTTCAGGCTCGTACTCATATTCTTCTGGAGTGTAATCTCTAATAATATCTTTAAGAAGTTGGAACTCTTGCTTCATTGCATAGTGTATACGTGACTGTATAGCACTCATTGTTTTTAGAGTTCTTTCTAAGATAGCTAATGTTGTTCCAACAGGAGCATTAGCGCTCATGTCGGATGCTTGTAACTCAGTAGATCCAGCAAACTTTCTAGCTTCATCTATGATAGTTTGAAATAACTGATATAAAACTGTACTTGGTTCTTTGTAAGGCATCGGTAACATATTGTCTCGTAAAGACCCACTTGTTACGTCTGCATCTCGCCATTCTCCTGGGGCTATCGGTGTATCATCTCCTTTGATTCGCATACCACGTGTCTTGAAACCACCGGGCAAGTTAGATAATGTGCCAGCGTCGACCAGTTGGCGAATAAGGGAAGTGCCAGACTTGGCAAAAGCACCAATAAGATGAATAAGACCAAAAGCATAGAAGCCAAATCCTGGAATATATGGGTAATGTACAAAGTGATCTCTTTTGCGATGCGTTTCATCTTCTGGTCTCCAGTTGCGTCTAATAGCTAATATAGTATTAGTACCTTTCTCTATAGTAACCACGTATGGTAGACCTATACCTGTGTGTTCACCCTCATCATCTTCATGTTCAAACCCAGGAAGATCAAGCTCAACATGCATCTCTAATAACTTAAATCTGTCGTCTGTTGTAGCTCTAAACCCTAACTTCTCAGCAATTTTCTTCTCAATCTCATCCATGACTTGTACAGGTTCACCAAGATCAACCTGTCTATAAAACCCTTCATGCTGAAGTTTTAGTACATCATTTTCTGTCTTACGCATGACGTGTGTCACACGCTCTGCAGACTCAAGACTTGATGCCCCATATGGAACTACGACATCTTCTGCTGGTACATAGATAGATACTTGTCTTTGTAAAGACGGATCAAAATATACTTTCTTAAACGCATTACCGGCAAGTCCAAGTCCCCATAACATTCTCTCATGCTCAGGTCTAAACTCTTTCATCACATCCGTGATCTGATAGTTCATATCATCTTGTACTCGCTGAGCAGCAGCTTTCTTCTCAGGGGTTTCTTTGCCAATAATCTGTGT